AAACTATCTATTTCCGTATCATTCCACCATTTAGTTATCCGATTTATTAGACCTTTCATTTAATTTCCTCCTTTACTCCAAAATATGTCAACCAATCTTCTCGGTTTTCTTTGATAGATTTCTCAGCGTCTTCTTTAGTCTCATAATATACTGGCTCTCCTCCGTCTACCCAGCTAGCTGGGTGTATTCTTAAACTTTTTGCTATATAGTCGTAGCCTATGTAGTAGCCGCCCCCACCGTCTTCGGAGTCTGGCTTAAATGTCGAGGTTCGGCGTAGTCTGACTTCTGCTAGTTTGCGCTCGCGGGCTAGCTCACACTCGCCTGAGGTACGATAGGTATTGCCAAACTCAAAACGGCTAAGGTGATACGAGTCATCTTCATCAAAATATGTAAAATTAGTATTGCCATTCTCATCAAGATACCAAATCTTATCACCTCGCTGAGGCTTCCAGTGAATACTGTCTGTCGGCTCTTCGATTTCCTCGAACCACTCTGTGAGAATATTCGGAAACTTTTTCAGGGTAGTTTCGTGGTAAATCATTATTATCAAGCCCGTTTCTGTGGTCTCTTGGTTTTCTGGAGTACCAGCAATAAGATTTCCCGTTTTAGAGATATATGCTAACTGGCCTGCTTTGAATGTGGGCAAATCTTTTAGAAGTTTATACTGCTTCATTTCCTCTCCTTAAAATAGCTCCAATTGCG